GGCTAGGTGAAACGTAGGTCTGACCCTGGTAATACTGCGGAGGCCCACCCTGGTAGAGACGCTGCGCCTCTTGTAGCCCAAACTGCACAAACGGTTGAACAGTCGGATCAATCCGCTGTTGTGAGACTTGTTGCGATCCACCGCCAGCCATGATTACACCTCTGCTATCCACTGCTTGGGTCGGAATCCGTGTTTTCTCGCTACACGCTCCCAACCGGGACGATTTGAGTCAAATGAAATTCTACGCGACCCACCCGCTTTCGCAATCTCGCGGATGTGCCTAAAGCCCTCATCCATCAGCATCTGCCCCCAACCACACCAAACATGAAGGCAGTCACCCAACGGTTGCATCACTCCAAACCCAACAGGCTTACCCTGATCCATCACTACCCACAGCATAGACCGACCATTAAAACAGTCGGTGTATACATCCTCCGGTATCCAGTTGCCATCTGAGTATTCTTGTACTTCCAACAGCCCAGGTCTGACCCACCCCCAGATTTCACGCAACTTGTGCGGTTCGATGAACACCCTATCCAAGGACGACATACCGATACGTCTTGTCTGCGGTCGCGTTAGCAAAATGGTTGACCGTACACTGACCCTGAGTCTGATTCGATGCGTAGATGTCAGACGATGACGATTCATCTACCTTGTTGATCGTGACAATCGCACTCGGAGTCGTCGGTCGCGTCGGGCTTGTCTGCGCTGGCAACTGCTCCAGAGTCACATCTGTAGAAGTGGTCGCCCACATAATCTGAACGTAGTCACCTGCTGCTAATTGAATGTAGAAGTTCAGCGCAGCAATCAGATGGCCATCCGTCCCGCCATGACTGTTAGGGACTGAGAACTTGCTATTCGACCCAGCAACATCCGTCCCGTTCTTGCGGAACCAGATGTCAATGTCTTGGATCGAAACACTGGTATTGGCGAACTGAAACGAGAACTGGATGTTGTAGACGCCAGCAGACCGAACTGTGATCTGCGAGTTGCTGACAATCGCAACACCAACAGCATAGTCCGTCGTGTTAAACGTCACCGCATACGCAGCGGTTGTGCTAGCAGCGGTCTGGTCTGTAGTGTCCTGAAACGCCCCGTATGGCACTGCATCGGCTATCGCAGCAGCGGAGTACGGTACAAACAGAATCAACGAATCTTCGCTGATCCTAGCGTCGAGAAGGGTGGTGGTAGTGGCGTTACCAGTCGCCAGCGTAATAGTGCTGACAGAGTTGATCTTGCCATCAAGGATGCGGTTGACAACTTCAGCGACTTGCCTCGGCTGTCCACCGGCCTGGGGCAGACGCAGAAACATCATCGTCCCCCGGTCTGAATCAGATCAACGTCAACACCTACAGCGCTGACCCAATTGCCAGTTGGTACAACAGATAGACGATGAAACTTACCGCGAGAACGTAGAGACACGCGATTATCAGAATCAGCAGCAACAGGACTCGCATAGCTGATGTTCCCGTCCAACCTCTTTCGAGACGCTACCGCAACAGTAGCTGACCCGTTGTCAATCAGTGGCCTCGCAAGCGTGATGATAGATTCGAGACCCTGCGCCTCAATATCGCCAGTCTGAAGCGTAGCAGTAAGGTCGTCACCGCCGAACGAAATGATCTTATCCCCATCGACGCCACCCTGAATCAGTTTGCCACCAGACCAAATCCGAGAGTCCAGACTTGCAGGAACCGTGTCGATGTTCGGATACAGCGCGGCTAGACTCTCCAGGTCAGCGCTGCTTGTAGCGACAGTGCTCACATAGTCAGCAGTTGTCTCGCCATGCGTCCACTTGTCTACCTGCCAGTTGTAGACCAGCAGTTGCTTCATGGCAAAGATGTCGGTAAAGCACCATGTCACCGTCTTGTTGATCGGGTCAACAGCAGCAGACATCTCCGTTAACTTGCCAGGATCGAGCACAGAGTAGAACCAACGGTCTACCCTCTCAGCGCCGATTGGTTTAACCGTCTGACCATCGCAGACAAAAAACCCATCGTCTGACAGGAAGAACGTCATCGACCCGTACTGCACGACAGAACGAGACTCGTAGCAACCTAGCGAACGGGTGAGCGTGTCGAACTGGAAATAAAGGGGAGCGCCAATGTACGTCATCCGCACAATAGAACGCTCCATGAGCACAAGCCCAAACTCACCACCAGTCAACCCTCTAACTTCACCACCGTCAGGAATATCCTGCGAATCAGCCTGACTACCAGAACCAGATGTCCAGTCTGTAGCGTCGTTAATGTCAGACCATTGCACTCGATTGGGATAGCTGGCCTGCTTGCCAGTGACTACAAAGTCACGAACAGTCGTCACAAACTGAGCAGTAGGCGCAGATGCGTTCAGATCGGCAAAGTTAGCAGACGATCCAACCGTCCATGCCTGGAGTTTGTCCAGACCGTTGCCAGCGATTAGTGTCTGACCGAACTGCGTGAACGTCCACTGTGTTGTCGTCGTGTAGGCAGACGCAGTGCGCGATACGTCCTGAAGGTACTTCAGCGTTGTCGCTGTGCCTCCAGAGGTGTAAGTGCCGAACGCTGTCGAGTTCACCCCGTTCAGACTGAACGAGTTAGCATCAATCACCGTTATGACGTAAGAGTTGCCGTTTAGCTGCGTCATCCCACCGACAGATGCAATCGATACTGTGATCCCTGTACGGAACCCGTGACCCGTAGCGGTAATTACGCAAGGGTTAGCGTTCGTCGCTCCGGTAATCGTTGCAATCTTGCTAGGCCAGTAGCGGAATAGCTTGTTAGCGCCAGCAGCGATCAACAGGGTGTCGGTGTTCCACCGGGCTACAGAACAAGTCAGCAGGTTTTCACTTGCAGAGTTGGAGAAGTCGGCAGCGGATGGCATGGGACCGTAGCCAACACCCAGCGGGAGACAGTTCTCTGCCTCCGTTAGCGAGTCAGCAATACCGGGTCTGTCCGGCGTCCACTGTCCGAAAGTTACTCGCATCTCACGCCCAAGGAAGTGCAGGAGCAATTACCGGGGGGTTCTTCTGGTTCTCGATCTGCTGAGCCACCGCAGCCTCGGTCGCGTCCTTGTCAACCCCATTCGCCCAAATCCATTCGAGCACTTGCTCTTGGGTTAGGTCGGCGTAGGGGGTGAAGGACTCAGGATTAGGAGAAGGCAGCGAGCAGGTTGCATAGACGGAAGCTGAGTAGCCGTCTACGGTATCCGAGCACTGCCAGTGGGCGACGATGCAAACGTCAGACAGATCGCCTTCTGATACTTTGCAGTCAAGCTGGGAGATGTTCCAGTTCATGTTTATTCCTCGGTAAATTCGTGAATTGCGTCAAGACCGAAGTGGTCGTTAATGAACCGAAGCATCTTTTCAACGTCAATTTTTAGCACTTTGCCTGACGGGGTGTGCTTGGACTTAAAGATCCACTCGTTTGTCTCTAAATCGTGCGGAGAGAACAGCGTGGCGTTACCTGCCGCGTCCATCACATACGCTTCACCGCTGGACGAATAAAGACTGATGCCATTAGCCAGAGTTCCAACAGGAGCCGTGCCATCAAAAATGTTGAGTGCTTTTGTGCCAACTGTTGTAGCCCGATCTGCCGTGCCGCCAAGTGACAAATTCCCACCGCTGGTGATACGGGCGCGTTCGGTGTCACTACCGACATTAAATGTCATGTAATCGTTGCCATACACGGCAGCGTTAATTGACGCTTTTGTTACTCCTGCGCTTGAGAACCCAAGTTTTACAGCTTGTGTTCCAGCGGTGGTGTCACTGTTGTTAAGTTGCAGAGCCTGTTGAGTCCCAGCTGCGCTCAGACTAAGTTGCGAAGTACCAATAACTTGCAATTTAAATGTAGGCGAAGCAGTCCCAATCCCAACATCCCCCGCCGCAGTCACCACAAACGGGCTGCTGTCGGGGTTAGCTGCATCTTCCACCAAAATGGAATCGCCGGTACCCGTCTGCGTGATCCTGAGTGCTGGAGTGGTGGCGTTCACCACCATGACATAGCTGTCGCCTGCTTGTGCGGCTTGGATCTGCGGGACAACTGTGTTGAGAAGAAGAACCTCGTATGCGGCCATGATTTACCTCAAATTTTGTTGTGCAATTCTACTACTGTTATGCCCAGACTCTTACAGGAGCCACAGGCGACACAACCGCGCTTTGTAGAGACTCTGGGCAAGTCTTATCAGCACTCAGCCTGACGTTAACGTGCCACCCCGGTAACGAAGCCATCTCAGGCTGTTCACCTTCATCGGTTTCAATCATGGTGCCAGTAGGCTTGTAGATGAC